CCATCAACTTGCACAACATTGTTGTAGTAAGCAGTAGAGCCATTTGTTACGATGTGAACTAATGTTAATGACTCACCAACTGCCATCAATGTATCAAGAGTTACAGGGGTGCTTGCACCAGTTAAATTGATTGTCCAGTTAGCAGAAGCATTACTTGTGTAATACAAAACAGATTGAGTAGTTGCATAGAAAATAATAGTTCCTGTTGCCGCAGTTGCAGAGACTGTTATCTTCTCTAAAGCATTGATAAACTTAGTACCAATGGCAGTAGTAGAACCAGTAAACGTCTGTTTACCAGTATATGTATTGTCTACGCCAGTACCAGGTACTACTAAGTTTGTACGAGCATTTGCCGCAGTAGCAGCGCCAGTACCGCCCTTGGTAACTTTTAGTACAGGACCCGTATCAAACAAAGCATCAATAGAGTCTAAGTCTGTGTTTATCTTAGTCCCCCATGAATCACTAGAAGCGCCTACCTCTGGCTTTGTAAGACCTAGATTTGTGGTTGTTGTATCAGCCATATTTACCTCATTGCGTAGTTACTGTCCAAGCCTCAGACTGATCTGTTCTGTCAGTCCAAATCTCTGATTGATCTGAAATTGTTGTCCAAGTTTCTGCTATCAAGTCATTATCTTGCCATTTTAGAACTGCTGAAATAGTAACAACAGCATTCCCAATAATAAAAGCACTAGTATTTGTTCTTAAACTTGTAGCACAGGTTACTACTGAAATGGAAGATATATTTGCTGAAGCTAATGTTACTATTAATACAGATGCCTGAACATTGCTAACTGACTGAATATCTGCACTTGCAGATTTAATAACTATTGCAGAAGCTGTTATTGAAGATTCAGAAGCAGGATTTGCAGAAGCAGCAAAAATTCCATTTGCATTTGTTGCAATAGATGATGTACTAATTACCTCTGCGGCAGCGTCAAATACTCCACCGCCACCAAGCGTAGAGAAAGGAGACTGCGAAAATGCGCTTATTCCAAACATTATTTCAAGTGTCCATTACTTGATAACCATGCAAAAAGTGCTACTGTTCCTAATCCAACAATCCAGAAAAACTTTTTAACAATACTTTGTCCAATAGAAATATAAACATTTTCTATTACTTTTTCTGTGACTTTTTCAACTAGTAACTCTAGTTGTTCGTCAGTAAGTGTGATTTGGTTTTGCATGATGTTTATCAGATTATTTCAATCCAAGATAGCGTATCTTCATTCCAATCATATTTTTTGCCATCAGTCGGCCTAGCTGTCGGAGCATCCCATTGACAAGTATTTTCATTCAAAACCCATGAATTAAATGGCTTTGGTGGGATAAAAGCATCACGCTCAGTATCGTATGTATAACCAACACCAGCATAATTTTTACGCAATGGCGTACCACCATTTGCATGAATACCGCCAAAAGTATTGTAAGAAGTTTGAATCCAACCTGTACCGAACAAGCCTGAATCAATGACATCCTGTTCGGCAACAATTACTTGCGTAACAATTCCATTTTCAATTTTTGCAAAGTGGCTCATGTAATACCTCAGAATGTGATTGAACCAGAAGAGTTAAATTGATAGATAGTTCTGCCACCGCTAGTTGTTACTGTAGGAGATCCTGTAGTGGAATTTGCCGCCCTTGACGATGAAATAATAACTACACCAGAACCACCAGAACCCGATGTAATTGGATTTCCATCAGCATTATTTCTAGCGCCACCACCGCCACCACCAGTATTAGCTGTTCCATTTGTTGCATCGCTACCACCAGTAGCGCCAGCACCGCCACCGCCCAATCCGCCTGCACCAGCAACACTTTCACCTGATCCACCACCACCACCAGCGTATCTGATGTTAGTACCAGTAACTGATGAAAGTGCGCCTATACCACCCGCACCGCCAGTATTAGAAACCACAGCTCCTACACCAACAGCTCCCGCACCACCACCACCGCCACCACTTGTGTTGGATGCAGATCCTGCGCCACCATTATTACCTTGACCACTTGTGCCTGTACCAGCGGTTGCTACACCACCATTACCAGAGAATGATCCACCGCCACCAGATCCACCATTTCTTCCAGCAGTACCAGATGTGCCAATATATGCGCCACCGCCACCACCAGCAGTTGATGTTATTGTGTCAAGTACGGAGTTATTACCATTATTACCCAGAGTACCTGGTGTTGATACAACCCCTGCACCACCTGCTCCAACAGTTACTGTATATGTTCCAGGTGCAAGTGTCGTGCTATTTTCTTTAAAGCCACCCGCACCACCACCACCACCAATTCGTGATCCACCAGCGCCACCACCCGCAACAACAATATAGTCAATATTAGCCGAGGCAGCAGCAGGAGTAACGCTATTACTTGCCGCACTTGCTGCGCTTGTTCCTATTGCATTTGTTGCAGTTACAGTAAATGTGTAACTTGTACCATTAGTCAATCCACTAACTGTAATTGGTGATGCAGATCCAGTTCCAGTTAAACCGCCAGGAGAGGATGTAACTGTATATCCTGTAATAGCAGAACCACCATTATCACTAGGCGCTGTAAATGTCACAGATGCCGAAGTATCACCGCCAGTAGCAGTCCCAATAGTAGGCGCACCAGGAACAGTTTTAGCTATAGGCCAAAGACTTGCATTAACTAATTGGATTTGCTCGGAAAGCGTCCACATACCTGATGCAACACCACTTTTGCCACCAGTTGTAGTAATAGGAGTGGCAGAAATTACGCCACCTTTGTATCTACTGCTCATAGATTATCCTATTAGGTAATTTCTTCAAAGCTGATCGTAGCAACCAAGTCACCAGTTGCACTTGCAATAGCACCAATTGATTGATTTTCTAAAAGATAAAACATTGTTGTTTTGTCAGTCACAATCAAAGAGGAATCCGCTGGTACTGAGATAGTAGAAGCTATTGCCAATGCAGAACCACCCAAAGCCGCTGCTGAATAAATATTGACTGTAATATCAGCCGCAGATGTGCCATCTATGTTAGCAATAACAATAGAGTTAATTTTAAAAACTTTATTGCTTGAGGCCGCATTTGAAGCAAGTTGTGTTGCACTTGTGCCAACAGCAACTGATAAAGAATTACCAATAATGCTTGTGACGTTTACAATATTTGGATTCGCCATAATATTTCCTTATAAGCCAAAAAGCATTGCTAACGCAATAGATTTACCTGTTGAAACACCAGCAGCAGGTGGAGCAGAACTTGTCCATGTTGTGCCATTTGATGTCAACACATTGCCATTAGTGCTTGGCGCTACAAAACTTGGTGCAGATGTGCCATTTCCCAAAATTACATTGTTTGCTGTTAATGTAGTAAGGCTTGTTCCACCATTGGCTACAGGCAATGCACCCGTTACGCCAGTAGTTAAAGGCAATCCAGTTGCATTGGTTAGTGTGGCTGAAGTTACTGTACCAAGAGCGGTAGCATTGCCAGAGCCATCAAGGTTTACAGATTTACTAGCTGGATAAGTTACAAAAACATCCTTAACGCCAGCAGCTAGATCAACAGCAGAACCACCATTAGAAGACGCAAGAATAGTTGTTCTTGCTAATGTAGTACCAGAAGATGTGTAAGTTCCAATGCCAATTTCAAATTGTGATCCACCATTAGAACTAATTGCATAGTAAGTAGTATTACCATTTCCAATTACTGAAAATGATTGAAAACCAGTACTAGCACCAGCAAGAGTAAGCGTACCCGTTCCTGTGGTTGTAGTGGTTTCCTTTACACGATCTGCAAGAACTAATGCCATGATTAACTCAATGTAATGTCAAGATCACCAGTAGGAATGCGTAAAACATCTCCAGTTGCAATTGTTTTGCTTGTTGTTAAGTCAGCAAAAGCAAGCATATTTCCTGTTGTCAATGCGTCAAACACAGCAATAGCAACAATGGTTCCCCAAGTACCAGTAGCGGCATCAAACTCAATTGCCGCACTATTAGTCGCCAAAGTTCCAGTCCCGCTTACTGTAAAGGCCGCAGATTTTCTAGCATAGCCACTGCCAGACACTTCTGTGCCGCCACCAGTATCACTAGGTGCGACAGTAAACAAGCCAACATAGACAGTCGTTGGAGATGTATATGCTGTATTAGTAAATACGTGCTTGAGGATCTTGTCCTCAAGATAGTCTGTAAAAGAACCTGCCATTTTTTACCCCAAAGATCGGGCACGAACAATAGGAGTTGAAGAAACAGACGCCCTTTGATCTGCTATTTCAATGTCGCCCAAAGAGTTTGTATACAACGTACTCCAAACGGCAAGACGCTCATCATCTTTTAAATATGGTGTTGCTTCTACTAAAGAACCATATAAGTACAAGTCTGGGGCATAGGCCAGAAGCCAGTTGCTTGTGTTTGAATCACTCAGCGCAGGAATCTTACCATAATATGTAAGTTCACCCGTATAACCAGTATCAGGAGTTGGTATCACTTGTATTTGAGTGCCAATAATTGTGTAAAACTGTGGCTTGCCAGCAGCAACATAATTAGTCGCAGACCCGTAATCACCTTGATTCTGCGTTACATACTGTAGGTAAGTAATCGGATTTGTATTCAACTGGAATTCTTTAGCCTGTAAGAAGTCAGATGGAAAAGCAAAATACTGAGTATCTAAAGTAGCCGTAGCCCTTTTGACCATCTGTCTTACACGCAACTTACGATTAAACTTTGCTTCAGCTAAAGTGATAAATGATGGAATGGCAGACGTAAGATCATCTCGGTTTAGATAATCCGCTATGGTAGTCTTTAATCCGCTAAATGTATCAAGTGCCATTTTCTACATCCCTACACGCTAGTGTATGCTCATGTTTGTACTCAAATGTACCAATATGAAAGATCTGTTTTGAGAGATCTTGGTCAATATAAGTTTTATGCCCATTTTGGGCGGCTCTACGGCAAAACCATACATCTTCACCAATATAGTCTTCCGCAGCGGGAACCCAAGGGATAGCGAACCAAGGATATTCCATAGATTTGTAGACTTCGGATTTAACAAGCATTACGCCCATTCCGCAGTAGTCTACTTCAACAAGTCCTGTTGAATCGTCCTCAGTATATACCCGATTGATAAAAGTTGCATCCATATCTGGGGTATTTTTTTTCACCGCAATTGGCTCTGTAGGGAATCTACGCTTGGCATAGTTTCCACAGACAATACCAGTATCATGTGCCAGTAATCGGATAATAGAATCCTTTGGGAAGCGCATATCGCTATCTAGCCATAGGGTATGCGTACATTCTGCTGCCACCGCATCCCTAGCCAAATCCTGCCGTTGTGCTGACAGTAAAGTGCCAGAACTAGTGTAGATCACTACTTTGTGATTTGTTGTACCTACAGTAAATCCTACTAGCCTAGCTAAGTCAAAGGCAAATCCAGAATTAACAAAGTCCCGTGTTGGGACTAATATCCCAATGGTCTTACTATCCATTAAACTTCTCCAGGTCTTGTGCGGAATGCACGATTATCAGGGTCATTGAGCCATCGTTTCATGTAGGCTTGGTCATCAAGCTTACCTTCTGCTTTCATTTGATAATACAAAGCCATAGGAATGGATGCAACATGGTGCATATCACCCTTCCAATTAGCTTTCTCATCAAACG